GTCGCCCTCTGCAAGGTTGCCGAGATCGTAGCGGACAGACAACGGCGGCTCAGGCGCCCACGTGCCCAACGCCGCCGTCGTGCCTGTCGCCGTGTTGACGTATGCGCCCGCGACAAACCCAAGCGCCGCAGATGCGCCGCCGTTCAGCACGAAGCCCGTGTTGTATCGCAGCACGAGCAAAGCGCCCGCCGTCGAGTCTTGCCGTTGCCACGTCCACGACCAGCCCGACCCCCACGGCCGCGAGCTCGTATCGTTCAGCCACTGCACAAGCGCCGCGACAGACTCAAACGCCGATGTGGCCGTGTTGGTGTAGGTGTCGACGCCTGCGCCGACTGTGACCGTCAGCGACCACGACCACCCCGAGCCTGTGCGCAGCGACAGCATCAGACCCCCATTGCCATGCGCGGCGACCACCCGCCCGCGCTTGCCGCCTTCTGTGCTTTTGCAACGCTCTTGCCGATTTCGTACGGGGTTCCGAGCGGGGCGTTGAAATTGATAACGGTAGTGGCGCCCGCGATCGCAGCGCCGCCACCACCGCCGCCGCCGCCCATGCTCGGCGATGCAGCAAAGCCGCCGGCAGATCCTGCAGACGGTGCCGACGAGCCGCCGCCGACAAGACCACCAGCTGCCGCTGCATAAAGAGCCGCAGCACTTGTCGCCGCGATGCCTTGCGGGATCTGACCGGTCGCAAAATAGACCGCCGCTTGTGCCGCGGATGTCAACGCAAGGATTGCCGCTTTCTCTTTCTCGCCTTCGACCACGGCAGACGCAACGGCGCCGACAGATCCGACAATCGCTTCGGCTCCGACGCCTTCGCCTTTCCACTGTGCCGCAAGCTTTTGGCTTTGGCTCAATACTTCGCCAATCGCCCGACCGATGCCGTTCTCGCCCGACAATGCAGCGACTGCAGGTCCGACAAGCGCGTTCAGCGACTCCCACGTTGCGCGTTGACTGTCGGCGATCTCTTTGTTCTTCTGCTTGATTTTGTCCGCGTCCTCTCGTTCCTTTGCAGCAATCTTGGCTTTTGCTGCCGCGATTGCTTCTTTCTCTCGCAACTCTTCGTCCGCAAGCGCCTTCTGCACCGTCGCGACTTCGTTAGCCGTTTGGAGCTCCAGCGCCGCAAGCTTCTTGGCCCGCGCAACCTCGGTGAGCTCGGACGTCTGCGACAATACCTCGCGCTCGTTTGCGGCCTTGCGGCGGATCTCTGCGATCGCCAGCTCGGCGCGCTCGACACCCTTAGCCGCTGCAATCTTTGCAGCCGCAAGCTCTTGCTCGGCTTGTTCTTCGCCCTTTAGGAACTTCTCGACGGTCTCGAGCGTTTCTTTGCGGCGGTCCTCTTCGGCCTTCTTCTCTTCGTCGCGGCGCCTGCGGGTCTCTGCCGCGGCCTTGTCGGCGGCTGCCCGTTGCTTTGCAAGGCGAGCTTCGCGCAGGGCTTGGCCTGCCGCAGCGTCTGCCCGATCTTCGGACTCCAACGCGATGCGCTGCTTGATCAAATCCTGTCGGCGTTTCTCGGTGTCGAGCTCGCGTTGACCTGTGTTGACCCGCGCCGTGGCAAGGTCGGCAAGTTGGCTTTCGACCTTTGCCAAATCCTCGCCGCGCAATCTTGACCTGGCATTGAGCCGTTCGCGCTGGTCTTGAATGGCATTGATCTGCGCTTCCCGCTCCAAACGCTCGGTGCTGAACCGCACGGCGGCGGCTTCGGCGGCAGCCCGTCGGTCGGCGAGTTGCTTTGCCTGCTCCAGCTGCTGCGCGCCGATTTCCAGATTGCGGCGCAACTGTGTCTCTTCGCGCTTCAGCGTTTCGAGCTGTTCGTCTTCCTCGTCCTTGATTGCTTCTTGTTGCTTGATTTGGTTGTCTAGGATCTTCTGCGCCGCCTTCTGGTTCTCGGCGATTTGCTCGTCGACTGTCAGTTTCTTGCTGACAACACCCAAAATGTCCGCATTGACGCCAAGGATTTTGGCCGTTGCCTCTTGGCTTTCTTTGGCGTTCTCGAGTTCTTTGATGCGCGCGTCGATAATCGCCTCGCGCGCCTTTTTCGCTTCGCTGTAGAAGTACGCAGCCGCGGCGCCTGCAGCGGCGAGCGCGATACCGATGGGACCAAACGCGGGACCAAACCCTTTGATCGTGGCTTCGATACCGCCTGCCACGTCCAAAAGGCCTTTCATCTGGTCGCCGAGCAAATCGCCCGCAATGTCTTTGACGCCGCGCAAGCCCTGCTCGATGTCGCCTGATTTCTCGGCCACATTCTCGGCAGACACGGCGAGGCCGCGAAACGAGCCCTTGACGTCCTCGACGACTTTGGATGCGTTGTCTTGCCCGCGTAGGGAAATGACCTGTTCGATCCGACCCGCAGCCACGCTCACCCCCTGCCGTGTTCGCGCAACATCACGACACCGTGCACGGCCCAGGCTGCGTACCTGTCAGGCCAACCCGCGAGCGGTGCAACCTCGGACAGTCTAGCAAGGTTGCGCAGGCTTTGCACCTGCGGACTTTCCCACAAACACAGCGGGCAATGCGACCACGCCAACTCCGGGACGTCGGTATCGGGCATGCCGTGCGGTTTGCCCGTACAGCCCAACACGCTGCGAATGATGCCGGCGCGGCCCTGCAACCGCAGGAGTTTCGGCAATGCTGAGATGATGGTTTGAGGCTGGCCGCCGTGGCTTACTTGCCGTCCGTCGGCCCCTGCAAGTTTCCCGCTGTCGCAGCCCAGATCGCGCGGTAGAGTGGGAGCACATACAACACCGACGGGCAGCCGAGGAACGCGTCTTTGCCTGCGGGACAATCGACGAGACCGCGTGCGAGCGTCTGACGGATGTTTTCGGTGGTGTCGTCGACGGCGTAGATTGCCTGGCACTCGAAGTAGTCGAGGCTTTGGATCGTCCAATCGCCCTCAACGGACGGAACAAATTCGCCTTCGACAAAGGCAACGCGGAAGGGTTGGTGAGCAAGAATAGACTGCATGGGTGGTGCTCCATGTGTGGGGGCGTGGTGCTACTGTTCGCGGGGCGGGCGGCTGCACCACGAGCCGCCCGCCCCTACCTGTCGAGACTATCCAACGCCCATGCGGAAGATCGAGTCTAGCGGGCTGTCGGTGGTGGTCTCGGTGTGGATGGCGGTGTCGCCGGTGTAGTTGGTCGCCTCGACGTCGAGCTTGTATGCGAGGAACTCGCCGCGCTTCTCAGTCGCCACCGCGGTAAAGTAGGCGGCTGGGATCAGGAACGCCCACGCGCGGCCGACCTTGCTGCCGACGTAGCACCCGATAGAGGTGGTAACGCCGCGCTCCAAGAACGACTGCCACTGATGGCTACCCACGTTGCCCGCGTTGCCGGCGCTGTCATACACGGTGTCGGCGGTGTCGTGCAGCACCTGCACCGAGGCACGGATCCGCGGGTTGCGATAGGCAACTGCCGAGATACCTTGCGACGCAGCGTGGCACACGATGTCGACAACCTCGATCGCGTAGTCCAGCGTGCAAGACTCCATGCCGCACTTTTGCGACCCAGCCAGCGACGCGTAGCCGTTGACGCTGCCAACGATCTGCGGCACGCGGTCGAACGCGGCAGGGACAACCAAACCGCCCGCGGTCTTGTCCATCGCGAAATCGTAGAACTTTCCGTTGATCGTGACCGTCGGCACCTCGCCGCTGTTCCACGTGATTTGAAAGCCCTCAACCACGAAGTCCTGCATGATGTAGGCAAGCGTGGTGTCCTGACCCGTGAACTTGATTGTCATCGGGATCTGGCTATAAGCCGCGGCGGACAGCCAACCCGTGGCGGTTCCGTAGTTGTCGGCGGTGTTGCTGTTCACGGCGGACTTGGACGCCTCAAACAGCGTGACCACGTTGCCCGCGGCCGACTTCGCAAAGCCCAGCTGCAGGGTGGTCGAGGTCGGCGACTCGGCCGTCAGCACGAGGTCACCCGCATCGACGTCCGCAAACGCACCAGGCGCATCGTAGGTAATCGCGGTCGTCGTCGCCGACGCCACGCCCGAGGCTTGGTAGGTGCTGTTGTTCATGTGCGCGCCGTTCCAGAAGTTGGCGGCGTTGGCAACCGCGGCAACATTGCTGCCGAGCGCGTTGGCAACAAGGCACATCCAAGGCGGGATCACGCCTGCGCTGCCAGGGTTTTCCAGCGTCGGATCGTAGCCCGACTTCAACCCCTCGAGCGGGATCTTGAAGCCGAACGTGCCGCTACGGCGACCGATCACGCGCTCGGGAGCGGCGCCGATCTGGCCGGTCAACAGGGCAAGCTCGGTAACCGCGGTGTCGAACGAGAACGACGGCGCCTCGCACTTCACCGTGCGATAGTCCGCGCCCGTCATGTTCGGGGTGCCGAAGCCCGAGATCTGCGGCGCAAGCGAGACGCTGTAATCATTCCACGTTGCCACGGTTACCCCCTAGTCCAATGCACCGTCGCGGTGCGTTCGCAAATCAAAGCACCGTCGCCGTCTGGCGAGATGTCGCCCTCTGCGAGCTCGACCCGCAGCGCGTTGCCCTGCGCAGCCCACGCGTAGATTGCCGCGGCGATTGTCTCGCTGTCGAGAAGCGCGCGTTCGTATGCGGTGCGCTGGCCTTCTTCGGCCTGCCCGATTGCGTAGATCACCGACAACGAAACGGTGGTGCCCCAATCCGTACAAGTCGAGCCGGGCAACAGACGGATCGGCGGCGACGCCGTGACAAGGACCGCGCGCGTGCTGCGACGCACAGGCGCCCCAAGGGTGAACGTGCGGAAGGTATCGTCCTCGGACACGGGGTCCGACGGCGACGCGGCCTCGATGGCCGCGCGCAAGCTGTCGAGAAGGTCGACAATCGAAACCATCACCGCACCGCCTGCAGCGTGTAGATTGCGCCAGGGTTCGGGGTGCTGTCGTCGACGGTGCCGGTTGCGTTGCTGTCGTAAGCCGCAGCCGTCAAGGCCTGCGCCATCGCATCGTCAAACGCAAAGCGGAGTTCGCGCATCGCTGCGATTGCGTCGCCGCCTGGGTAGACGCCTTCCTCGGCGAGCGCATAGCGGATGCCTTGGCGCGCGGCCTCGTCGAACACAAGCGGCGACAGGTACAGCCACGGCCGACGCCCGGTCCGCAGGATTGCCGAGCGGATGCGGTCGTTGACGACGGCGGCGACACGGTCGCAGAACGCCTCGGACTTCCGTTCCTGAAACGTGTTGGCCAGCGTGCTGCGGACGTCGGCTCCTGCCACTGGCGCAAACCACGGCCACCGCACGACGGCGGCTTGGTAGGATGCTTGGCGGCTTTCGGCGCCGCTGCTGTATGCCCAGACAATGCGGTAGCCTGCGCCGATGTTCGCGACACCGGGCGCCGTGACGACCGCCGAGATTTGTGTTGCCTTGACCGTCGAGCCGTTGTCCACCGCGACGGGCAACGCGTCGACGAGGTGGGCGGTGGTGCCGTCGAGCCGCGCAATCCGCGACACGTACACGACGCCGTCCGACGTGATAGCGATCGGCGCACCGACCGCAAACCCGACTGCAGACGTCAGCACAAGCGCGGTCGCGGTCGTGCCTGCTGCGGTGGTCGTCGACGCGGTGGGCACGGTAACCGCCGCCGTAGACAACTCGGTACCGTCGGGCTTGTAGACCTTGCATGTCGCCGATGTGGCGACAACGCCCTCGGCGTCGGCGTGCGCGACCGTGGTAGAAGCATCGTATTTCAACTCTACTTCAACCACGATCGCACCCCCTTACGCCGACGCCGAGGACATCACCTTTCGCACCTTAGGGGACGTTGCTGCCGATGATCCCGTACTCGTACGGGCTCTTGAAGAAGCAGCAGTCAACCTCGGCCACCGCCTCGTAGAACAGGCCGTCCACCGACAAAGCGATGCGCGCCGTCGGGTCGCTGCCGAGCGCCATGCCGACCGGCGCGTTGGCCAGGTCGATCAAGAACCAATCGCGGTCATCGGTCGAGAACGGCCACACGACGATGTCGGACACGATGCCCTTGACGAAGTTGCTGGCCATATCCTGACCGCTGAGCTGCGACACGACCAGCTCATGCGCGACCTTGGCATTGGCGGGCGAAACCACCAGCACCAGACCGCCGTTGCTGCCGAGGTGCAGCGGGATGCCGCGGTCGCTGCGGTACTGCAGCATGAGCTTGATCGCGGCGTTCAGCGACGACTCGTCGAGCGCCGAGGCAATCAGGTTGTCCTGAGTAGCGCCGCCCGCGAGCAACAGGCCCGTGTCCAGGTACTTCTTGCCCGCGCCGACCAGACCGTCGCCGATACCTTGGCGAGGGTGATTGGCGGCGAACAAACCCTCGAGGCCGTCGAAGAACAGCTTGTCAAAGGTTTTGATCGCCGACTGCGCAAGCTGGGCGCCAAGCTGCTCGAAGCCGTAATCACCGTTGACCGTGTGGACGGGCGCAACGTGCTTCACGACCTTTTTGGTAACCGTGTGGCTGGCCGTGAAGGTGAACCAGTCGCTCAGCGCCTGGGTCGTCGCGGTGTTCGTCAGGGTCGCGCCGATGGCGCCGAAAGCGCCGCCGCCGATGTCGACCGTACGAGCGCCGCCCGTCGAGATGATGCGGCCCGCGCGCTGGACGAGCGGGGCGGTGTTGGTCAAACCCTGAGCAAACGAGGTCTGGAGGATGCGGTTGGCATTCTGCGAGCTGGCCATAGTAGAACCTCTTGCGGCGTAAAGTTGCCGCGCAAAGCCCTACCTCGCCGGGCGAAACAGGCTCCGTGTCCTAGCCGCGACCGCGGTTGATCACCTCGCGCGGCATAACGCTTTCAGTGTAACGACCTGTGGCGATGCCGTCAATCATCATCCGCTGCCGCGCCGCCAACCGTTGTTCGTGGATTTCGCGCGGGATGACCCACACCTCAGCCGACGCCCAGCCCTCGACGACGGGACGGCCTCCGAGGAGTTGGTAGCCTTTGCCTGCGATGCGGCGGCGCTCGGCCTCAATGCGGTCGGGCTTGGAGTTGAGATCGACGATTGCCACCGCCCACTTGGTATAGTCCAGACCCTGCACGCGGCCAGGGTGGGTCATCGGCCGATCGATGTCGACAGCCTTGAAGGAGGACGGATCGGGCAACACGATCGATGTATCAAACGACTCGTCCATAGACGGCACAGGCTGCCGAGCGTTACGCGTAGCCATATCAACCCCCCAACAGCTTGCGCAGTCCATCGCGCGAAATCAGCGGCGACTTCTCGGCGCCTGTGAGAATACGTGCAAGCCGCGAACCCTGCGGCACGTCGTACGGTGTCGACTGCGCATCTGCGCGGCGCACAAACTCTGGGTTGTCCTTGGCCCACGCTTCAAGCGCGGCGGCTCCCGTCGGGTCGGCGGGATCGACGTCAGGAACAAGCGCAGCGGCTTTCTCGAGGATGCCGAGCTTGGACATCGCGTCTCTGCGCCGCGTCTGCCGCAGTGCATCGCGCTCGGCTTGCAGCGCTTTGCGGTCCTCTTCGAGCTTCTCGCGCTCGGACATCGCCGACCGCCGCGACTCTTCGGACGCCTTGGCCTGCTCGGCCTTCATGGCCGACAGCTCTTTGAGCTGCGTTTGCAGCGCCTGCAACCGCTGCTTGTATGCAGGCGGCTCGGGCGCCGCAGGCTTGGCGACGGAGGGAGCGAGTACGGACTTGGGTTGGTTCGGTTGTTCCGCAGCCTGCGGAACAGCGGGCGCCGTGGTATCTACCGCCGGTGCCGTCGCCGTCGCAACCGCGATGGGTGGTGCGTTTTCGGACATTTCCTACCTACTGCGGCGACAGCGCCGCCGCAAACTCTCTACCCGTTTTTGAGACTGCGCGCAAGGTGCCGGGATCTGCGCCTGTCGCTTTCGACAGCCACGACAACACGGCATCATGCACACCGTCCGCAAACTCTGCTTGCAAGCGTGCGTTTGGCTCCAGCAGGTTGATGTCTTTTGATGAAAATACCGAGTATGCCTTCAATCGGTTTGGCACCTTCTTGGCTTTGATGACGAAACGCTTGCGGCCGTCTGGGCCCTTTGTCGTGCTCCTGCTGTATTTTGTCTCCTGCCCGATGGACGATCCCGCAAACTCGATGATTGCCGCGTTCGGCCCGTAGTTGCGGACCTTCAGACCGCGCCACATCCCGCCCGTGCGGTTGAACGAGGCGTCATCCTTTCGCGCCACCTTGTGCCACCTGTCCGAGCTGGACCAAATCCACCCGCCCTCGGGCAACACGGCGACAATGCGCTTTGCCTGTTTCCATCCCTGCCGATTGTCGAACTTTGGCCCCAAGGCCTGCATGTATTCATCGCCCAGAAACTTGCGCGAAGCCGTCGAAAAGGCAATGCGCCGATTGTCGCCGAACGCCTGGTCGCGCAATGCCCGCGCCATCACCGTAGCGGCCTCGATTGCGTTGACCACCAACGGCCGGACAACGCCCCCGTCGAGGAACGCAGACCGCGAGAGCTGGACCGAGATCACACAATCTCCCGCACGGTTTCGGCGCCCGTTTGCACGTCGACCGACACCTCTTGCCCAGGTTGCGGATCGGGCGGCAGGAAACCGAGCTCGCGCGCCTCTTGCAGGTTTGCGTCGACCTTGACTCGAGCGGCTGCAAGCGACAAACCGTCACGCTGGGCGACCTCTTCGACCACCGAGCGCAGGCCGAGCTTGATCGCAGCTGCTAGCGCCGTGGTGTCGGCGACGGGGTCGATGGTCGTGACCGTGTCCTGCCATCGCAAATCAACCGTCAGGGTATCGACGGGCAAAGCGACGATGCCCGTCAGGTTCAGCACCTGCGCGCTCAGCTTGGCTAGCTCGCGCTCGAACCGTTCCAGCACAGGGCGGATGCGGTCGCGCATCTCGGCGCGGGTTGCGTGCGCGAACAGACGGGCCGACACCGTGACCGCCGTGTTGACGCGCAGGAACGCCGACGGGTCGATGCCGAGCATGGCGCAGTAAAGCTTGATCCGCCCTTCGATCCACGTGGTGAGCTCGGTTACAGGCAGTTGCCCCTGCACCACACGCAGCGCAGGACCGGGCGCGGTCGGGTCGCCCGAGCGCAGCAATGCCACAACCTTGTCGGGACCGACTTGAATCTGCTCAGTCATCTGAGCGATCGTCGCGTTTTCCAGCACCTTCTGCGGCCATGCACTGTGGCGAATAACCAGCTCTGTTTCCGACTCAAGCAAGCACAGCGCAATCTGCAGATTGTGGACGGGCTCGTTGAGAGGCGCGCACCACCGCCCCAACTCCGGCGCGACGCGGTGGCCCAACACCAACGGAACCTTGCCGAATGGATGCGAGCCGTTAGGTGCGTAAATGCCGATCTTGCTGCCGCGCACGTACCGCCAGGCCTCGGTGCGGGTCAACTCAATCGTGCCCCACGTGATGACGCCGGTGTCGGCGTCGATGGTATCGGGGACGGTGATCTTGACCGACTCCCAGCCCGCAACGTCCCACGGCCGCAGCGTGTCGAGGATCTTGGGCTCCATCTGCCACGGCGATACGGGCAGGATCGAAATCCCTGCGCCGTCGGGCAGCACCATCGCCGCCATGGTCTGGTGCACCCACAACCCCGACTCCACCACCGACATAGCGGCGTCGGCGCGGGCCTCGTCGTACACCGTCACCATCTTGCGCCAAGCAGCCTGCGGCAGCGCCTGCGGATCTGCGGGCGAAAGGAACCGCCGCACGACCGGCCGTTGGTACAGCCCACCGAGCTCTTCGACGTACCGCCGAACGAACGGGATCTTGCGGATCGGCGCGTCGGTGTTCGGCAGGTGTTGCCGCAGGTAGGCAGGTATCGACGAGAAGTCGAGCCGCAGGAGCTGGTCAAGCTCCTGGCCCTGCTGCTGTGCCTCGGACACATTGTAGAGCGAGAGCGGCTGCAACTGCACGGGCATCGGTGGACCTCCGCGCTACAGCATACCGCGCAACCCCTGCGCCTGCAACGTCAATGCACCGACCGCGACGACCAACCCGGCCGCGATGCTTCGGGCGGACGGTCGGCCGTCTGCCGCTGCTGCAACCGCTTGCCGCCGTGCAGATCGGTGAAGTCTGCCGATGCCATGACCGCGTAACGCAATGCGTCGACCGCGTGGTCGTGGATGTTGTCTTTGCGTGGCCTGTTTGTCGGCTGGCCGTCGTTGTCGAGGTAGTACGTGTACCCGCGCAGCGCAGGCACGATCCCTGCTGTCGGCCCCTGCACCGTCTGCGACAACGAATGCGAAAACACAAGCGCGGGCTCACCGTCGAGCGGATCCATCATATCCCGCAAGCATTCCAACCCGCGCGTGACCTGCTGCTCTTCGCGCGACTCCATCCACCGCACCTGCGTAGACCGCCACCGCGCCTGCAGGTCTTGGTTTTCGACGGGTGCCGCACGGTCGGCGCCGATGCACCGCGGCGGCGAACCGCCGTGCGACAGCATCCACTTTTGCAGGCGGTCTTGGAAATGGCCGCGGGGCATGCCGTCGCAAACGAGCTCGTCGGCCACAACCCATTGCCCGTCGGGTCGCACCTGCGCCATTACCGCGACGTGGTGATCCTGCCCGCCCCAGTCGACACCGTACACGCGCGGCAGCGTCAAATGCTCCCGCCAGCTCCACTCGACAAGGTGCCGAGACTCAAGCGACAGCACCGTATGCAGCGGCCGCAGAACCTTGCCTTCCACTTCCTGTTGGTACCGTCGGCGGGACATCGCCGACAGGCTGTCAAAGAAGTGTTGCGGCAAATACGGATTGTCGAACGACGTGGCCGAGGTGATGCGATACGCGTCCCACGGTGCCGTGGTCGTGCCGCGGCCTTTGGCCTCGAGGTAGCTGCGCTGGGCCTCGACAAACTTACGGGTAATGCCGCGCATGCCGTTGGGCGAGGTGGCGACAAGGAAGCCAGGACATGGACCGTGGCCGCGCAGACGTCCCGTGATGACCGTCCAAATCTCCTCGGGGTCTGCCTCGCTCCACTCCACTTCGTCGGCTGCCGCCCATGTCAGCGTCAGTCCGCGCAGCTTGCTGATCCGGTTGTACGGGCGGAACCAGATCACCGAGTCGTTCAACAACCGCAGGCAAGCGTTTCCCTTGTCGTAGTCTTTGATCCAGTTGACCTTAGACTGGTCCTGCATTTCCTGCAGGCGGTCAAACAGGTTTGGCAACAGCACGGTGCGCAAGTCAATCTCGGTACGGCCGAGCAGCGCACCGACCGACCCTGGGTTGCGCAACGCTCGGACGATTGCCGCGCACGTCAACGCGTGCGACTTGCCCGAGCCGACACCGCCCAGAAACAACTGGAACAGACTGTCGCCAAAGATAAAATCGGCCTGCTTGTCGTACGGCTTCCATGCCTGCGACAGGTCGAGCGCTACTTGCACGGCCACCCCGTGGTGTTATTCGGTGTCGATGATGTCGCCGATCTTGGCGTCGGTCTTGCGCGCGCCCCGTCCGACGGGCGGTGGCGGCGGTGCGAAGCCGCCCCAGGTGATAGAAATCTGGGCGCCCCCTGCCGAGGCCTGCGCGGCTTGGAGTTGGACAACCGAGGTTGCAAACACGCCCAGCTTGTCCCAGCCCGTCAGCTCGCGCTCGGCCGTAAGGTCGCCCGACTCGACGAGGCTGCGCAGTTTCTCGACGCGGAAAGCAAGCAGGCCCGCGAGATCAGACGGCGACAACGTGCGCTCGCCAAACGCTCGGATGCGCGCAACCGCCGAAGCCGACAAGGTATCATCGGCACACAGCATGTCGACCAACGGACGGCCAGTCGCAATATCCGCAACGGGCTCCGATGCCTCGATTGCACCCCGCACGGCGTCTCGTTTCGAGGCTCCGCGGGCGGCCGCTTTGGCCTTGGGCTTTGTGGGCTTACGGCCTCCAAGCATAACCTACCGCCTTCTTTGCTTTTTCTTCGAGCGATTGCAGAAAATGTGCGGCGGACGGAAAG